TGTCCATGAGGCCTTCGGCAGTTTTGAGATCAACAGCCACTTGGGAGAGCTACAGGCGATCCTGCAGACGGCCAAATCACTGGCTGATGAGGAGACTAACTTACCTGTAATTGCTCAGGGTGAGCAGGGGCAGTACACCAGAACAGCTACAGGGATGAGTCTACTGATGAACTCCGCAAACGTAGTGACTAGACGTTCAGTAAAGAACTTTGATGATGATGTCACACGCACTTTCCTGACTCGGTTGTATGACTGGAATATGCAGAACAACGAGAAGCCGGAGATTAAGGGTGATTACTTCGTAGATGCCCGTGGATCGAGTGCGTTGCTGGCTAAAGAGACACAGGCGCAGAACCTGATCCAGTTGATGAGCATTGCCCCGCAGTATGCTGGGATTATCAAGATCCCAGAACTGGTACGTAAAACCGTACAGAGTATGCAGTTGGATGCCGTGGCGTTAGTGGCTTCTGATGAAGAGGTGGCACAGCAACAGCAGTCGGCTCAGGAACAGCCACAGGTTAGCCCAGAGCAAGAGAAGCTTCAGATGCAGGCGCAGATTGAGCAGTTGAAGGCGCAGGTAGCTCAGGAGAAGAACCAGATCGAGTTGATGAAGATCCAGTCGGATCGTGAGCTTGCACTGGCAGGTATGGCAGCAGACCGAGACATGAAGGTGACAGAGCTACAAGCCAAGCTGGGACTGGAGCAGATGCGGGCTGGCACCAAGCATGATCTCTTCAATAAAGAGGCCCAACTTAAACTGGCAACAGGACAGGGTATCTAGTGGAGATCGACAAACATTCCCCTACATGGCGCTTTGTCATTCAGTGGGCAGAGGAAGAGATCACAAACACACAGTTGGATCTGGAGATCCCCCAGACAGATTCAATCGAGAGTGAATTCATGCGGGGCAAGATAGCGGCGCTGAGAAAGCTGATCGACCTTACGGCAGTAAGCCCTGAGGTTGAGTCGGTTGAATACTAGCCCCGGAGAACTGGAAATGAGCGAAGAGAGTATTAACCAGGAGTCCCCTGATGACGAGTTTGATGCAGTGTTTGATGAGATTACGAATGAGACTGATGATCCTGTTGAGGCTGGAGAGAGTTCTTCAGAAAGCGCGGATGGTAATGAATCCCCTGATCTACTACCTGAACCAGATAACGAAGAGGGTGCAGGCGAGCATTCTGAAGATACGAAAGAGTCTGAACCAGTTTCTGAGTCAATCTCCGAGATAGATCCCGATAAGATTCAGCAGGAGCGAGACTCGCTCTTGCAGTACAAAAGAAGTAATGAGGGGCGTGTATCCGCGCTCCAACAGAAGATTAACAGCCTTGAGCAGCAGTTGGTGGCTCCCCCAAAACCTACTGAACCACCTCCCGCGAATACGGATGTAACGCCGGAGCAGTGGAGTAATTTTGAGGAGGAGTACCCGGAGATTGCCAAGGCAATCAACGCCCGGATGATGACGATGGAGCAATCCGTGAGTCATACAGTGGAGGGGCAGATTGGGCAAGTTGTCCAGCCACTACAAAATGCCGAGCGAGAGAGATTTCTTCAGTCACAGGTAGCCGCACTAGATGCCGCTTATCCTGATTGGCAGGAGATTGTGAGAAGTGAGCCGTTTACCCAATGGCTCTCTGCCCAACCCACGGCAGTGCAGAAGTTCATGGAATCCGAGGACGCCAGAGATGCCTCCTTCTTGCTGGATACATACGAGCACTCCAAGCCTCAGCCTAATAGGGAGCTTGCAGCAGCAGACCCGAAAGTGGCTGAGATTCAGGCGCAACGTGAGAAGAAGCTGAAAGAGTCACAAGGAATCAAGAGTCGCCCCACACCAGGAGCCACTGGAGGAATGCCAGATGATTTTGATTCAGCCTTTGACCACTTTGTGCGTCAAAAAGAGCGTGTAAGTAGATAGTCTGATTAAGGAGAATACCCAATGGCTAATACCAACTATGGTGATATATCACCACGTACCGCTGCGTATGCGGCAACCGAGTTGCTTGAGCGAGCAACACCCCATCTTGTAATCGAGAAGTTTGGACAGGCAAAACCGTTGCCGAGAAAGTCTTCTAAGACCATCAAGTTTCGTCGTTATAACTCACTGGCCAATGCAACAACACCATTGACCGAGGGTGTAACCCCAACAGCCAAGCAGCTCACAAGTACCGATGTTTCGGCAACGATTGATCAGTATGGTGATCTGGTGACCATCACCGATGTGATTCAGGACACCCATGAGGACCCAGTGCTTAAAGAGACTGTCTCCATTATGGGGGAGCAGGCAGCCAACACTCTGGAGACGCTACGATTCAATGTGATCAAGGCGGGGACCAATGTCTCCTACTCCAATGGCGCAGCCCGTAACGCAGTTAACTCTGCAATCACCTTGAATGCGATCCGCAGGGCAACCCGTTCACTGAAGAACCAGAACGCCCGGGTGATCACCAGTGTAGTGAAGTCGACCCCATCCTATGGAACCCAGGCGATCGCACCAGCATTTGTGGCGATCTGTCATCCGGATCTGGAGGCTGATCTTCGTGGTCTACCGGGTTTCGTCTCTGCCGAGAACTACGGCACTATGACCCCATTCGAGTCCGAGATTGGAAAGGTAGAGAGTGTCCGTTTTGTCACCTCTACAGTCCTGACCCCGTGGGCTGATGCAGGCGGTACCGCAGGATCGATGGTATCGACCTCTGGCACCAAGGCAGATGTCTATCCGGTGATTATCATTGCCCGTGATGCCTACGGACTGGTTCCTTTGAAGGGCAAGTCCGGCGTTACTCCAGCGGTGGTGAACCCTAAGCCTAGCGATTCAGATCCTCTGGCACAGCGTGGTCATGTCTCATGGAAGAGCTACAGTACAACCGTAATCCTCAATGATGCATTCATGCAGAGAATTGAGTGTTCCGTATCTGAGCTGTAGTTAAATCGACTCGATAACGAGTCTAACCAGACCCTCATCCCTTAATAGGGGTGGGGGTTTTTGTTTGGAGAAAAGTAGATGAGTGAAGAAACCAATCCCGTAGTTGATGAGAAGCCAGCCACTAAAACCCGTAGTCGCAAGGCAAAATCTGACCGGATCAAGGTTCGTTTTCATAACCAAGAGGGGGTCCCCGGTGGCACAGATGCTATTTTTGCCGGTGTGAACGGGCGTGGGTACCAGATTCAGCGAGAGCAGGATGTGGAGCTGCCCACAGAGGTGATACACGCCATTGATAATGCCGTAATCACCAAGACTGAACGTGATAGTGATGGCAATGAGGTGGATCGTGAAATTCATCGATTCCCCTACAGCAGAATTTAGTGAATGAATTACCTAGAGCTATCCCAACGACTGGTACAGGAGGCAGGCATCGCTGGCGATGGCCCTGCGGCTGTAACCAATCAGACTGGCATCAAGAAGAAGGTCGTTGACTGGATCGCTCGCGCATGGACGGAGATCCAGAATCAACAGGAGTGGGACTTCCTCTGGGCTACCACGTCATTTACGACAACAGTGGGCCAAAGGGACTATGACACCGTTGACTATATGCAACTTGACCCTGCGTTGGGTACGTTCATCACGGACTCCTTTCGGATCTACACAACATCTGAGGGGTTGAGTGATCAAGGGAGCCTTCAATATGTTGATTGGGCTACTTGGTCTACAGGGACACAAGGGAGAGGGAGTGTAAATTCGGGGAAGCCTTCCCAATTTACCATCATGCCGGACGATACTATTCGTCTGAATGCTCTTCCTGAAGAGTCCTGTACGATTGATTTTGACTATTACCGAGCGTCTGTAGCGTTGTCAGACAATGCAGATGTTCCTGCAATGCCTGTACAGTTCCATGACGCTATCCTCTATCAGGCGATAATGTATTACGCCGCACATGAGGATGCACCTGAGCTGTATCAAGACGCTGTATTTAACCTGAATAGCAGGATGGCAGAATTAGTTAAACATAGTCTGCCCCAGATCCAGATTTCTGCGAGGCCACTTGCGTGACTGTAAAGACCAAAACATGGCCTCTAGGCGGTGGATTGGATCTGGTATCACCCGAGCTATCCAAAAGCCCCGGAGCCGCGCTTCTAGCTCAGAACTATGAGCCTGAACTATCTGGTGGATACCGTCGTATGGATGGTTATCTAGCCTATGATGGCTCGACTACTCCTGTTGAGGTTCCGGGTTCTGGCCCTGTAAGGGGTGTATGGACATACGGCGGGACTGTGTACGCCTTTCGAGACAACACAGATGCCTCTGCCTGTGTGATGCACAAGACAACTGCCACCGGGTGGGTGGCTGTAACCACACCAACACCACTAGCCGCTGGGGGCAAGTATCAGTTTGTAAACTTCGCCTTTACGGGTAGTTCTGCCTCCAAGAAGATGTACGGCTGTGATGGAGTTAATCCATCTTTTGAGTTTGATGGAACAGACTTTGTTCAGATCGCCACTGGGATGGCGGTTGATACACCTCGACACATAGCGGCTCACAAGAACCATCTGTTCCTCGCTTTTGAAGGAGGTTCAGTGCAGCACTCTGCTGTTGGAGATCCTATTAACTGGACACTGGCAGGCGGCGCAGCCGAGCTTGGTGTTGGTGCTGAGATCACAGGGATGGAGTCGGTACAGGGTAACGTGCTGAGTATCTTCTCAGATGATCGGGTCAATGCGCTCTATGGCACCTCTGCTGCTGATTGGGATCTGCGTCTAATCTCCAACAAGGGTGGTGCTGGAGATGGGACAGTTGTTCCGATGGATAACGACATCTACTTCCTGAACGATGCTGGTGTAACCAACCTACAGGCGGTGCAGACATTTGGCGACTTCGAGACATCTAACCTCTCACGGATGGTGAAGCCTTATCTGGACAGCAGATTGGGTTCGGCGGTGGCTGCAATATCGATTCCTGAGAAGAGCCAGTACCGCATCATGTTTGATGACAAGACTGTATTGGTTGGTGCCTTTGTCAATCGTCAGATTGTTGGCTTCACTACGTTCTCATTGCTACACACTCCTAGCTGCGCCGTTAGCTCTGATGATGGCGTTTACTTCGGTACAGCAGATGGTTTTGTGATGCAGATGGACACAGGCACATCATTTAATGGTCAGCCTATCCACTCCCTCCTGCGACTGCCCTTTACCCATCTGGGAACTCCACACCGTAAGAAGCGTTATCGCAAGGTAGTGATTGATGTGAATGCGGCTGAGCAGGCATCTATCCACTACTCGATGGATCTTGAGTATGGAGAGCATGGTTCTGGTGAGACTCAACTGATTGAGCAGGATCAGAACGTACAGGGCGGTGGCGGCTTTTGGGATGTAGACAACTGGGGAGGTTTTATCTGGTCGGCACAGGTTGTCTCCCGTATTGAGGGGCATCTTGATGGATCGGGTAGGAATATGTCTCTCCTCATCCGTCACGACAGTAGCACAGATAAATCATTCACCCTTCAGGGGGTTCAGCTTAACTACTCATTAAGGGGAATAACACGATGAGCAATGGTTTTCATATCCCCTTGTCTGCACTTGTTGTCGGCAGTATTGCCCGCGCGGGTGATGTAAATGACCGCATTGATGCAGTAACAACCGCTTTTGACAAGGTTGAGGCGGTTACTGATGTTGCAATCAAGTTGCCTGCCGGATCTGGCAATCAACAGATTACAGAGACTGGCCCTAATCGCGCCGGTAAAGAGATTGGGTTTGATGTGGATGGAAATCTGGTACTTATTCAGTCTGCCTTCCAGTGGCGGGATGACTGGGTAACAGGGGTCGATTACCTCAAGAATGATGTGGTACGAGATATTCGCCCAGAGTCTCTTGATGATCTCTATACAGTGATGGCAGATCACACCTCTGGTGATATGGGTGCAGACATTGCGTCAGGGAAATTGGTCAAGTCGATTGATGTCTCACAGATACAGATCCACCGTAGTGCCGCTGAACAGGCACGATCTGACTGCTTTGCGGCCCGTAGCCAGACATACACGTACAAGAATCAGGCTCAGTATTGGGCTACGCACCCCAATGTAACAACAGTCTCCGACAACATGGCTCATGTTCAGGCTGTCTCCAACAATATGCAGGCGGTGGTTGATGGAAGTGCGCTGGTGCGTGTCTCCGAGACAGAGCCTACAGCCATAATCGGGAAGCTCTGGTTTCAGCCATCAACATATGAATTGAAGGTGTACAGGGACAACATATACGGCTGGCAGACAGTGATATTCCATGAGGACACGGATGAGGCTTTTATCCACGATTGGAGTCAGGACAGGTTCACCGATGTCGTTATGAATGGCGGCTATTTTTAATTTAGTAAAAGGACACAAGTAATGGCAAACACGATAAAGATCAAACGTAGTACAACTACTCAAACCCCAAACGCACTGGCAGAAGGTGAGCTGGCGTACTCCGAGGCGAGTGGGAATCTGTTTATTGGGATCAGCGGAGCTAACGTCGCAACTGTTGGCGGCGCTACTGACCACACGAAACTTGGTAATGTTGCAAGCAACGCAAACAATTACTCTCATCCTACTGGGGAGGGTAACAAACACGTTCCAGCAGCGGCAGCGACAGATGCCGGCAAGGTGTTGTCTACCACTGCGGCTGGAGCGTTAAGCTGGGTGACATCTAATGATTATTCACACCCTACAGCAGACGGCAGCAAGCATGTGCCAACAGGCGGAACCAGTGGGCAGGTACTTTCCACTGATGGCAGCGGTACATATACATGGGTAACAAAAAATAATTACTCCCACCCAAGTGCTGACGGTGATGGCCATGTCCCTTTAACTGGAACAACTAATGATGGCAAAGTCTTAAAGGCTGGAGCAACTGCTGGTACCTATAGCTGGGAGAATGAGTATTCATATACCTTGCCAACAG